AGTTTATTCACCATCCACCTCTCTCACCTGCCGCTGGAAATCGGTGATCGTCACTGTTCCAGCTTTGAAGGAAGGATTTTTTGGTATTGACGTTCTTTTTAAGATATAGTAGAGAATGAAGAGACTGAGTACGAGTTGGGTGATTCCCAGACCGGCCCAAATCCACAAGAGGATGAACATGTCCAAGACCAAACCTCCAATCAACGAGAACGAAGACTTGCGCCAGGCACGCCAAGCCATAAAAGAAAACAACTTGAAAAATGACATAGAAAGAATAACAGAAACTTTTAAGGTCGTCAACCTCGAAAGTATCAAAGATAAGGATCTGGTGGCGATTGACACCCCAGACGGCGAGACGGTCATTGACACCTCGATGTCTTCATGGATTGAGTGGGATGAGCACACAGGAGAAATCCGGGTCGCCAATGAAGAGATGGCAAAGCTGGTCCTGCTCATCACCGGAGGCAAGCCATCACGCATCAAGGCACTCGCAAAGAACCGCTCCTACCGCATGCGAGTCCTGGCCGACGAGGGCGGCTGGATCAGGATGGCTATGATTAGCAAGTTGATCGACCAGATCGTTGAGAAACAGGCTCAGGCTAGAGACCCGCACAAGCTACTGATGGAACTCATCAAAGACCAGCAGGAACGAAACGAAGAGTCAAGAAAGAAGCGCCGTGGCAAGAAAGATGACGAAGCCTACACCGGAGATGAAGGCGCTGAAAGGCTCCTTCACAAGCTGGGTTAGTAGGGCAAACAAATTAGCCAAGTCTAAAGGTGCGGACAACAACATAGTAAAGTATTGCCTGCAAAGGGCTTACTTCGACTCGGACGACCTGGCTGAATCCTTCAGGATGTATAGCCAGGACATTTGTGGTCGCAAGCTAGACAGCGACCGCAGGCTTGAATTCTTTCCATTCTGTACCTCTGGCAAGCGAAACAAGATGATCCAGGCCGCTCGCGGGTCGTGGAAAAGTTCTATATGTGTGGTGGACTATGCCACATGGAGGCACGGAAGGGATTTCCTGATAAGTGATTACGAGTCAAGGAATCGAACGCTCTTTGCATCTGAAGTCCTTGAACTCGCCCGCAGAAACATGCGCTGGGCATTGCGGATCATGCGGTCCAAAAGGTATATGGACCTTGTGGGCGATCATAAGGCCAGAGAGAAGGAGGGCTTTCCCTGGGGCGTGCAGGAGATGGTAAGCGCATATCGCAAGGACACGACCCTTGGCGACCCGAGTATGATGCCGATGGGGGCCAATGCCGAGCGAACTGGCTTCCACTTCGACCTGATTCTCTGTGATGACCTCGAAGCCGAGCGTTCAAGCGCAACCTCGGATATGATCGAGAACTGCTGGGACTTCTTCCGCCTTCTCTTCTCTATATTAGATCCCAAGGGTGAGATACAGTTGGTGGGTACGCGCTGGCACAGTGACGACATATACGCCCGCATCGAAGAAGAGAACGAGACGATGGATGACGACGAGAAGTTCGACATCCTGAAGATACCGGCCAAAGACCCCGAGACTAAGGAACTGAACTTCCCTGCCATCCTCTCTGAGAAGAAGTTGGACACGTTGAAGAAGCGGCAGGGAAACGTCATCTTTTCTTGTCAGTACGATTTGAATCCCGTCTCGGACGAGGACAAGGTATTTGACGCATCATGGGTCAAACCGATCCAGCCTTACATGCTGCAACAAAACAACATGCACACCTATGTCACCGCCGACTTCGCCTGGACGGTGGTGAAAAAGCAGGACTTTCGGCGTGGGCGTATCCGTAGTGACTGGACTGTGATCCTCACCGTATCTATAGATGAGGATTGGAATTACATTATAACGGATTGGTTCCGGGATAGATGTTCTACATGGGATGCCGTGGGTGAACTCTACCGCCAGTGGGAAGTGAACAAGGCGAAGATGGTCATCCTTCAGAAGTATGACAGCCGTGGCGTCTCGGAGACGCTAGAGCAGTACGGGTACGACCGAGGGCTTCACATGCCGGTCGAGTGGATTGCCTACCCCCCAGAAGGAGGAAAGGCGGCCAGGATCGCAAACCTCGTCCAGCCACGCTTCAAGGACAAGAAGGTCTACATGGCTCCAAATATGATTCAGTGGATCTTGCAAGATGAGGTGCTGGACTTCCCACGGGCCAAGCATGACGACGCCCTGGACGCCCTCTGTAATGTCATCAAGATGGGAAAACCACCGGCCAGGACGAAACTCAAGCACCGCCTCACCCGAGAGCAGCGAGAGGTTAAGCTGCTCAAGGCGGGCATTGACCCGGTGGAGTTCTTTGCGGAGAAGGGTATAGAGTAGTTTTTTTCTCAACTATTTCAGATTTCTCTGAAATTTTGTTTGACCCCGCAAGAGAGTGCTGCTAAAGAGTGTGTAAGACCAAACCACAAGGGGTAGTCGCATGGACAAAAAGAAGATGAAGAGGCGTGAGAAGCGAGCTGACATCATCGCCAGTCTCGCCAAGGGCGCTAAGAAGAAGTCTCTCAAGCACAAAGTCCTGAATAAGGTCAGCAAGGCCGTCACGGGTCGTCCCTTGAAAGAGGGTTATAACCCAGGCATGACAGAGATCAACCTTCAGGACTTTTCGCGGGCCGCCGACAAATCGACCGAACTCGGGAAGCGCATCCATGAGGCGGCTACTATGCAGAAGAAGAAAAAGAAGAAGATCCAACGCTGGGGAGATCCCACGGCGAGACTCGGAACCTCTGCTATGGCTGAGATTGCTTCACAGTCCAAGAAGAAGAGGAAGCGGAAATGAAGAGACTATTCTCTTTCGCCCTCGTCATGCTGTTGGTATCCATCCCCGCGTGGACCCAGAACTACAAGAAGGTCTACTACATCAACGGTACTTCTGGGGAGGATAAGTTGGTGACTCCATCATGGTCAAGCGGTGGTTTCACCGCTAAAAGAATGACCATCTGGGCCACCAACATCGCTGCCGGAGATAATGTGAGTGCGATCCTCACGATCTATCTGAAAAACGGCAGAACCAGCGGCGCGACCCAGGCCACAGCAGATGACTCGGTAAGGATCACACTGCGCATGGATGGAGATGGTACTTCAGCATCGTCTGCTGGGATATTCAAATATGACCACTTTGGTCCATTCTCTGGTCAGATGTTGATTACCGCGTCTACAAATGTCGTATGGGAGTGTGTGGTATGGGGATGGTAGGCAAAATAGGGAGGATATCATTCGTTCTTGTGATTGCAATCTCTGTGTGCTTATCACTATCGCTGAGAGACAATTACAAGAAGGTCTATCAGGCATCAGGCGAGACGGCGGCAAGCGGTAATTCGAGCAACCTGCTCATCACTCCGACGTGGACAGCCGGAGGCGGGTTCTCTCCCGATTTGATGAGAGTAAGGTTTTATTCTGATACAGCATCCGTCACACGTACTGCCACACTAACGGTCTACAGCCTGAACGGCATGACGAGCGGAGTTACGCAGGCAACTGCTGATGACTCTGTAACAATCAATTTCAAGACCAGAGATGACGTAACTCTTCTTAGCTTTTCTTACGTAGATGATTACTATTACGGGCCGTTCTCACAGCAAATGAGATGGTCCTGTGGTGGTAACATTGCATGGACTCTGATTTTCTGGGGTGATTAGAAATGGCCAAGCGAAAGGTCAAGAGCAAGTCCAAAGGTAAGTGGATTCAGAACGCAATCAAAAATCCTGGTGCTTTCACGAAGAAGGCAAAGAAGGCCGGTAAGTCTGTATCTGGTTACGCAGAAGAGGTGACTAAACCCGGAAGCAAGGCTTCGTCCACGACCAAGAGGCAGGCCAACCTGGCGAAGACGCTCAAAAATCTTGGTAAGCGCAAGAAGAAAAAGTAATGCCAGTCTATGACTACCGATGCAGGAAATGCCATAAAGAATTCGAGGCGTTCAACTACATCGACGATAGGCAACTCCAGAAGTGTATCAAGTGTGGGAGCGTATGCGAGATCATATTTACGACCCCGCCAGCGGTCCATGATTTGGGATGGGAGCCAATCTGGGACAACCAGCTAGGCCGGGTGGTAAGAAGCAGGAAGGACCGAGAAAGAGCTGCTAAAGAAATCGGGTTAACTAATGTAGGCGATGCAACCTTTGAAGAAGTTGAACGCGAGGCCAACTACAACAAACAGCGCAAAGAGCGTGAATCATTGGAAGAAAAACCCAGCGAGAAATTCTTAGAGGCGTATCGCAAGGCCCAGGCACTCTACCCAAATACCGATGGCTGAAACAAAAACAAACGAGACAGAAGATCTCGAACGCAAAGAGCGCGACCGCCTAACGGTCAAGACTCTCCACAATCTTCTCGACCGCTCGAAGAAAGACGAGCAGAAGCGCCGGGAAGAGTGGGACAAGCACTACAATCAGTACAAGGGCAACTACGAGGATTCCGGTCTTTGGGCGCGGTTCCGTCGCCTTGGGCGACGTGCGAAGACGCGTACCAACTTTCTCTTCTCTCAGATAGAGACGATCAAGCCCATCCTGACATCTGAGACTCCCTCCATCGTTCTCCGTCCGATTATCAGTTCTGAGGTCTGGCGCGACATTGCTGAAGAACTGACCCACATGATTAACCGCATCTACTCACGAAACAACTTCCACGGGCGTCAGGTGGAGTTGGTGAGTAATGGCTTGATCTTTGGCCACGGATTCTACAAGGCTGTATGGGACCCTGACGATTTTGGTGGCCACGGTGATGTGAAGATCATGGTGCCAGATACGCGCACCATCTACAAGGACGCTGGAAATAAAGACCAGCGCGATGTGAACTTTATCCTCGAAGTTCAGAAGGTGGATATGCTCACGCTCTTGCGAATGTTCCCAGACCGCGACTACGACATTCGCAAGCTATTCGATAAGTCAGGAGCTCCACCGCTTTATCCGACCGGATCTTCGAGAGAGCGTTTCCGCTCTGATACGATTGCGGCCCCAGAGGCGGCAGCCACCACGACAACTTCTCGCTTTTTCGATGCGATGGGCGTGGATGGGCACCGAAACGAGATCGAATTTGTAGAAGCGTGGTTCCATGACTACGACATGATGGAAGACGTGATAGAGTTGGTTGACATTAAGACGGGTAAGAAGGAGAGGAAGAAGGTCAACCGTAATCGCTACGAGAAAGGGCGATTGGTTCAGTTCGCTGGAAATGTTGTATTTGTGGACAAACCAAACGAATTCCCATGCCTTCCTTATGTCTCGTATCGCAACTACTACCTTCCTGGTGAAGAGTATGGCTGGAGCGACCTGAAGCATACCGTTCCCATCCAGGAGCAGTATGACATTCGCAACAACCAACTCTATGACATGCTGAACTTCAACATGGGGCCAACGAGATTCTACGACTCTAGGAGTGGCCTTGATCCAGACCTGATTACCAATGCTCCTAACCAGTGGGTTTCGGTGAACGATGTCAACGGGATCAAAACTGACCCTCCCCCCGGCGTGAACAATGCCATGTTCACCAGTCTGGAGAAGATCAAGAGTGAACTGGAAGCTGAATTTGGAGTGCGTGAAGTTACCCAAGGAACAGTCCCTGGAGACATACGTTCAGGAGCAGCAATTGAAGCTCTACAGGAAGCTGCTGATGTCAGGCTCCGGGGCAAAAGTCGAGAGATGGAGAACTCCCTACGTGACCTTACGCGTTTTATCATACTCCTGATCGTCCAGTTCTACGAGCAAGGTGTTCATTATAGAGTATCGGACAAGATACTCAAATCGCAGGAGTGGAAGTTCTTCAAGAACAAGTCACTCACAGGAGACTTCTTCGAGATTGAAATCAGGGCCGGCGTGAACCTTCCGAGAAGCCGCGTTGCCAAGCAGCAACTACTTCTCTCGTTGCACGAACGCGGCGTGATTGATGATGAATTCTTGGTCGAGCATATCCAGCTCGAAGACCGGGAAGATCTCATCAAGCGCATGAAGCCCATATACGAGATGCGTCACCAGGCACTTGAACAGCAGGCTGGAGGGGGAAATGCCACCGGCAACACCGTTTAGTCAGAATCTTGCACCACAAGACCCAAACCGGGCTGCGGCCCTGGCGGGCATCAGATCCAGGAGTGGCGGCGCGGAGGCAGCGCCACCCCAGCAAGGTCCGGGTATGGCACCCGGAACAACTGTCTCCGATAAATTTGCAGAACTCGCTCGACTGATAATGCAGACGGGGCTAACACCGGAAGTCGTATCAGCTTTCGAGGGGTTCATTCAGTTCTTTCAGCAAGTCGTCGCCCAAGCGCAGGGCGGCGCTCCCGGTGCGCCTCCAGGACAAGCACAGCTTCCGCCGTCACAGGGCCAGCCAGCTAATGGCGGTCCTATACCGGCTGGGCCATCGCCTCTTGGATAAGCGAGAGAGGAAGATATTATGAGCAACGAAAACCAACCAGGACAAGCTGGAGAGGAACAGAACATCCCCGAAGGTTCGGGTTTTGATCCTTCCTCCTACGAGGTTGACGTTGGCGGTAGACGGATGACCATCGAAAACCTTCAGAAAAGCTATCTGGAGGCGGAGAATCGGATGCGCGAATCCGATAACAAGGTTGCCGAATATAGCCGCAAACTCGAAGACCTGAGCTGGGCACCAGAGTTTATGAGTGAGTACACCAACAACCAGGATCTCCGCAGGGCCGTGGATGACTATTACGGTGGGGGCGGGAATCAGGCTGGCGGTAATGCGAATCTTCATGGACTCCACCCCTTGACTCAGGAGCTCAACCAGTTAAAGCAGCAGCAGGCAATGCTTGTTCACGAACGTCAGTTCGACCAGCTTCGCGGGGATGGGTACGAAGTCTCCAAAGATGACGAACTCAAAGTGCTCCGCGAAATTGCGACAAACCCTAACGTCCAGGACGTAAGGGCTGCCTATGCGATGCTCTTCTCGAAGCGTGAGATCGAGCGTGCCCGTGAGGCGGCGCAAAGTCAGACGCTTGAGAACATGGAGAAATCCAGGGGCACCTACAAGGTTCCGCCCAAGGGGAAGTCTTCGTCGGCTGCAAAGCCAGACATTCGTAGCATGAGCGAAGCCGAGCGTGATGCTTACGCGGTTGAGCGATTGAGAGAACTTTTCGATTAGGAATTAATCGTAAAGAGGTATTTCTGTGGCTCTGCCGAACACAAACTTCGACCAGATCACAGCCATTACCAACGACGTATTCCTTCCGACTCTTCCTGATCTCGTCTTCGACCAGAACGTATTCTGGAAGATGGCGAGCAAAGGCGGAACTAAGGTACAGGGTGGCGCGGCGATTCGTCAGCCCGTCCTCTACCAGTTCTCCAAGGACGGTGCCTACTTCGACTACGAGAAGGCATCGACCGCTGCCGAGGATCAGGTTACGTCGGCGGAATTCCCGTGGAAGCTATACCGTCAGCGCATCGTGATCTCCGACCCGGAGCTTCACCGCAATGACGGTCCCGAGGCGATTCACCGTTTGCTGAAAGCGAAGATGATGGGTGCGGCCAACGCAATCCGCGATGCGCTTGGCACCGATCTCTTTGTCACGTCTTATGGTGACTCGGTTAGGAATATCAATAGCCTCCCAAACGTCCTTGGTGATAGCACGTTTCCTGCAAGCCCTCTGCCAACGATTGCTGGCGGTATAGACAAAGCTACCTACACCTTCTGGAGAGGTACGAACTATGACTATGCCGGGAATACGCTTGGCGAGTATGACGAGATGGCCACCGCATGGTGGCAGATCGTTGACGGAGACATCAAGCCAAACTTGATCCTTTCGCACACGACCCCGGTTCGGGTGCATCAGATCGAGGCGGCTGGTTCCGGTCATACGGCTGACAGATACGTCAACACCAACGACCTGAAGAGTGGTTTCACGACCTACTCGTTCCAGGGCGTACCGTGGGTGACCGACCTTCACTGTTCGACGACGGAACTCTACATGCTGAACATGAACTTCCTTGACCTGGTTAGCCATGCAAACAGGAATTTCACGATGCGTAAGTTCCAGCAGCCTGACGATCAGGATGTGAACATTGGCTTCATCTATTGGATGGGAAACCTCACGGTAAGTGATCCTTCCCGTTCTGGAATCATGTACACCTAGAAAGGAGTGAGATAGATGGCAAAGCATTTGTGGCGTCGAGACGTAACTGATACGTCTACCACAGCGTCTGATATCGGCACTCCTGGTGAGATTCGCAGGGAGTCCGATGGAAGCATTTACCGCCTTGTCTATGCCTCAGCTTCGATGGAAGATGGCAATGTCTTTCAGCTCCACTCGACGAGTGGTTCTGACGGATACACGGGGGGTAATGCGTGGAGTCTTAGTGTTCCCGTTTTTGGTGTGAACAATACTGGTGCTTCCGTAGCAGCCAGCGCGTACTTTTTCGCCAAGATCGAAGGGATTGGCTATGTCAATCCCGGCGAGGACTTGACGGCTAATACGCTGATTGTTCCATCGACTAGCGGGCTGGCCTATAACTGGAACAGCGTGGCTAGTGACCTTGTTGCTAGTGACATGGTTCCGCCCTTCGCTCTGACGTTCGTGTCCGGCGCTTCAAGCGCAGGAACGATTGCGGCTCAGATTTTTGCGAAGTAGGTTGTAGTCCATAGTTGTCAACGGGGGCGGGGCAGTAGCGCCCCGCCCCTTCTTCGAGAAAGGAAAACATGACGACCCCCGAAACGTACAAGCAAGCTAAGGAGTCACATTATCATGGAGTGGTTTACGGAATTCCAACATTCGGCATGATGAGTCGTGCGTTCCTACAGGCACAGTGGACTATGGCGGTTCCAATCTTTTGTAACGTGGGATACCACACGGTTGTTGGAAAGCCAGTGGACGTGGCGAGAAATGAAATTGCTTTCTCGTCAATTATAAACAATCAGGCCTATGTATTCTTTAGGGATGATGACGTTATTGCACCGAGGGATGCTCTTATCAAAATGCTTGAGAGACTTCCCATGCATCAGAGAACAAACCCTGGAGAGGTTGGGGATTACGTGATAGGCGGGGTTGTCTATAGCAAGGTTGAGCCTCCGCTACCGATGATTCATGTGGATGGACACTCTGGCGCGTATCAGGATTGGGAGTTGGGAGATCTGATAGAGGTTGACGTAATCGGCATGGGATGCACGATCATTCCGACTGGAGTGTTTAGAAAGGTGTTACCCCATGTAACCTTCTATCAGTGTGTGAATCACAGGTGTCCCACCAATTGGAAGATTGAATACAAAGAAGATGGTAATTGCCCATCATGCAGGTCGCGTCTCGTTCCGGGCTTCTTCAAAACAGTCAGAGACTTGGATGACGATGGGAATCCAGCCTATCTAACTGAAGATAGTTACTTCTTGCTCAAGGCAAAGAAGGCCGGGGTAAAGACGCTGGTTGACTGTGGAGTTCAGTGTCAGCATGAGGCGTTTCACCCAGATCCAGACCAATGCAAGTATTATTACTTCCATCCTGGCCTGGGGCCGTGTTGGCAGATGGGTGAATCGCTTCACTTCATCCCGCGGGCAGATGCCGAGAAGACGAAGCAGAGTGACAACTACAAGAAGAGAACCCAGGAAGAGGGTCCAGTCAAGTTCAATATCGGATCTGGCGGGGAGAAGCGAAAGGGCTATGTCAATATAGACCTTCATGTTCAGGCAGACTTCCAGTGTGACATCAGGGACTTATCTCCAGCACTTGCCGAGTATGGCAGGCCGATAGAAATTCGCGCTTGCCATGTGATTGAACACCTTGACCGCAATCATGTCATGGGTGCTCTCAGGGGATGGATCAGGGCGCTTGAGCCTGGTGGGGTTTTGGAGATCGAGACACCTGATATGGAGTGGGTATGCCAGAACTTTGTTAACTACGCATCTGGAGATGAGGATCTTAACGATTTTCCGGAGATGATTATTTATGGTCTTCAAACACATCCAGGAGAGTACCACCATACGGCAATGTACGAGAAGAGACTGAAGGCATTGCTATCGGCATGTGAAGCCGATCTGAAGGAATGGTCTGTCGAGAAGGACTTCCCAGAGAAAAACAATCAGCAGGTTCTAAGAGTAAGGGCGGTAAAGCGTGGCGATAATAAGCGTACAGAGACCGAGGGACACGATACAGTTCAGGAAGAGGCTGCCACGGATCATGTTTGATACGATGGTAGGCTGCTGTATCTGGATGGAGCCTTCGATTATGCGCCTTTACGATGTTCTGAAGTTCGTTCAGGACAATCAGGACGAGTCTGAGTATCAAGACTTGATTAACAAGCTGCAAGTTGAGATATACAGAAGGCTCAACCCGTAGATGGCCACAGAGAAACAGATAGCTAGCTCGTCGTTCTCGGAGCGGACGATATCTTCTACCACGTCCACCGAGAAGGATATTGCCCAGCCTAACGTGACGGTTGTTCTTGAAC